TGTTCCCAGGTTGGAGGGACCTGCCTAGATCCGTACAGGGTTGCTGAAAAATTTGATGATGGTTATGATTGCATGGTGGAGGGTTATCAAATGTCATTAGAAAAAATAGAAGAGATAGGACGTGATGATGTTAATAAACATAACATCTATATAAAGTTTGGCTGCTATCCAGAAAAAGTTTATGAAAAAGGTAAACTAACTGCGTATCAATTCCATATACAACCATAAAAATCACCACTACCATCGTTCATTACATGAGCGTTGATAGGATAATCAGCATAGGTTGTAAGCTTCAACCTTAGAATATCACAAAGATCAAATAAATTTATCTCAGTAACATACAACTTCATATCCAGTAACATTTGTTTTGTTACTGGAATGAGTTGATATACTCCGTCGTTTAGGATTATCAATTCCATTTGCCATCTCCCTTACTTTCTTATACCAAAGATCTCTATACTTAGGATCCTTAGTTTTGTTCCATTGAATCGCTAACTTATCTAACTCGTCTTGATTCATTACTCGTCTTTAAGAAACGGATTTTTTTTATCATTTAAATATTGTCTAAGCAAAGCTTTGATTAACTTTGTTTTAACAATTCCACGATCTTCACAATACTGATCTAATTCATCTTTAAGTTTTTTACCTAAACATAAACCCATCACTCCATACCGTGATGCTTGCGAAATTTTCTTTTTAAATTTTAAATCATCTTCATTGATGTGCATGTACTCCTCCTTTCGTTAATACTATTTAATATAATATCCTATACTAGAATGTCAAGTTTAATCTTGAAAATTTTTGTAGCCATGCGTAAAAGAAGAATTAAAAGATATTATAGTTTTTCTACTATTAGTGGTATTTATTGCAGATCTATGCACTAGATGTGATGAAAATGTAAGTATATCCCCCTCTGATACTTTTATTTTTTCCTTATCATAAAACTCAGTCGCTAAACTTTTATTTGGTAATTCCAAGTAGTAAACGTTAGAAAATTGACAGCCCGCGTGGTTGTGCCAACCATGTGTATCACCTTTTTTATATTGTTGAAACCAACCGTTTATTATCTCCCATCTATCACAGTTAAATTGATCTCTAAGTTCTACCATATGTTCGTTTATATTTTCATAAAACAAATTTAAATACTCTCTGTTATAGTCTTTTGGTAAAATCCAATCTGTGTTTGATATAGCTTTACCTTTATTTTTTGGAAGTTTATCTATTAATTTTAATAAAGTATTTTTTAAATATTTATGTTTTTTAAAAGGTTTAACTATTATTGTCACTGAGGACGGCCTTGACGGTGGTAAGGTTTATGTGATCTTTTCTTATGTTTATTTAATGATTTTGAGTGTCTTCTGGGACGTTTACGAGGCTTTGGTCTTGGTACAAAATTTGTAAACTTACGCTTTGCCATGCTCCCTTAACCAATTTTTTTCTTCATCTGTAAGTCGTATGTATCTAATCCTGCCATTAACGTGTTGTTTAGTATCTGCTCCACAGTTTGTGCATCTATAAAATTCTGTTACAATTGCAACTAAGATAGATTCTTCTTCACATTGATGGCAATGACCTACCACAGTATCTATGTTTGAAAAATTAAAACTTAATTTTTTCATACTAAATCTCTTGCTGACCCAAGTATAGGTTTATATTTAGTTTTACCCTCTGATTTGTATGCATGTAAGAATGATGCTCTTGGTTGGTCCGGGATCCATGAGCAATGAATCCATCCCGAGTTAGGTTCACCCGGAGTATAGAACTCGAGGATGAGCTGATCTGGCGTGAGGTTTGCTTTTATCCAATCAAAAAGTTCAGCGTTGTCTGTACCTATCACTTCGAAGTCTGCGGCCTCGGCCTTGGCGTGCTGTGAATTTACAGAGCTGCCAATAGCAGTGCATAATTCTACGCTACGAAATCCGCTGGTCACCTTGACTCTGCCAAAATGATCTCGTACTGGCTGTAAAATATTTTCACACAATGCTTTTAGTTTTTCTATCTGCTCTGCGTTAGGATTATTATTGATGCCCTTACGTATAGCAGTGTCGCTTTTAATAAGCTCTGAGAGAGTAAAGTTACGTGAAAGATTCATTTTAAATAAGTTGGCTATGAGGTAGCATTTGTTGTTTTATTTTTTTTCTATCATATGATTTTTTAGATTTTACCACACGTTGGTGATATCGTCTATCACTTAATTCTTTTGCAGCTTTATTCGATGATAAGTTTTTTAATTGATTTTGAGCCATCTATGTTATCCTCTAATTCTGCCTCACCCTTCCAACATTTATACATAATAGTTTCGCTGTATTGTCTCTCTGCTTGGCGCTTGCCACGTAAACATTGTGCCATACCATCAACCTGTAAACGCGCTTCTTTAATTTCTGCGTTTACAAACATCAGGAGGGCCACCACACTTTCAATCATTGTAGCTCCCATTCTTATAACCAATCTCACGATTAGCATCTTTTAATTTTTCAATGTCAGCTAAAACTTTATCCATCTGTGTTCTTAAAAACTGTATATTTACTTTGTTCAATGCCATATCTTCAACGTGTTTATTAATCTTATCCGTGGTCTTATAAAGATCCTCGATCATCATAAATTGCTCAGAATCTGCGGGCAGTGATCCTAGTTGGCCACGTGGCCATTTAATTCTAAACTCTGTATTCTCTTCCAGGTCCTTCTCCATTATTTGTATACGAGTGTCTGCAACGTTAAGACGTTCTATGATTTGAAAGTAACCCATTGTGCCAAGTGCTACGATAATTATTAAACTAGCAACCGTCTTCATTGGCATTTGGACGGCTGCCTCTTCCGATATGTTGAGTGGTTTTTTGCTCATTCTATAATTTTATCACCCATAAGTTTGACATCAGGATTATCCTTCTTGTATTGATCTTTTAAATCATCCCAATGACTACCGTCAGGCTTTTTGTTTTCAGGAATTATTATACCAGAACACTTTGAAACTAGCAATGCGAAGTTAGGATTACGAGCAATAGTAGGATTATTGTTGACTTTTCCACACATTTTCATCAACTCTAATTGTTGTTTTAATTGTACGTTTTCTGTTTGTATTTCTCTAAATTCTTTTGTGCATGCGGAACCTAAATATTTTCTCCAGGTAAACCTTATTGATTGATCATCACTAGGACTGCTATAATTGTTAGTAGGATCATAGTGTCTATACCTACTTTCATAATCCCTTTGTTCAACTGATATGTCGAAAGAGCCAGTGCTGCAAGTATTAGTACCGTCATTGAGATACTCATTTCTAGGATATGCTGGGGTTGTGCAAAAAGCTAGAGCTGTCAACATTAAAATAAGAATTCCTGTAAAATAATAATTCATCCTGGCTATCTCCATAATTCATTACCTATTTAAATCCTTAATATCATAGTCGTGTTCTCTAACTTGATCTGCTAATTGTCTATATAAATTTTCTGCCATCTGCCATGTAGCTTCCGCAGAAGATAGTCTTGTGTTTATTTCTGCTATTTTTTCTTCAGCTACTGTTAGATCTCTTTGTAGATTTACTATTTCTTGTTCTGATTGATTAATACTATCAGTTAAATTAACTACATATCTGACTCCCGTAAATGTCCCCACTACTAATGAAGCCACTACGGGAACCATCACTATATTTTTCTTTAATAAATCTACTAAATTCATTATTTAACAATGTAAGCTACTATAAGAATTGCAACAATAATCACACATACTTTGTAATTATCCCAGTAAAACTTTGCTTTACTTTTAATTTTATCAATCATTTTTCTTCTCCTCTATTTCGTAAAAGAAATTGTCGGTGTCTTCTGTTTTCCAACTTTGAGTATCTTCTACGTTCCAATAATTAGTTTGAACCTTCCAATCAGGCACTTGGTCCTTCACCGTAAACGATGGTATATCCCAAATTAATCTATTGTTAGGTTGTGCTGCGTAGTTGCCATCATTTAATGCAAGTACGTGAGCGCACTTATGTTCGTGCGGGATCTCTGAATGATCAGTGTCTAATATATTAGGCTCTGGATGTGCAAAGTCAACAGTAAATAAATATCGACCCCAGTGCCATTTTTTATCTTTACCAATATATTTTCCAGATTGTGATTCTAAAATATCCCAACTAGTGACAGCAGGATAATAACTAAAAGAGTTCCAAAGCTGAAGTTCATCAAGTCGTCGTTGCGGTACGTCGGTAATTTTAAATCCCCTTTGAATAAAAGCTGTAATAGGTAGTCTATAAAAGATCGCGCCGTTTTCCATAATTGCGTGAAACAACAATGCACGACCTGTAATACAAGTAACACCAAAGATAATACAGTCTTCAACTTCTCCATGATGTTTTTTAAGATCGTATAAATATTCTCTTCTAATTTGTGCATATTCTACAGGTATGTTTGCGTTTAAATAAGCCATAATTAATCCTTATCATAAATATCTCCCCAAGTTTTACCAGACTCATAATCAACTTTATTAGGGACTTCTAGACTAACGGCATTTTCCATAATTTCAATTATCTTTTTTGCCTTTGCATCTGACTCTACAGATAAATCTAACTCATCATGTATTTGTATGTGTGCTAAAATTCCCTCTTTATATAATTCCAACATTGCTTTTTTAGTCATGTCAGCTGCGCTACCTTGAATTAATTTATTTAAAGCTTTGTATGTAAACGCTCTTCTTATCCCTGGTCCATGTTCCCTGAGTGCATCTTCATGAGACATGGCTTTATGCATACCAAACTGGTTTGGTTCCCACAAATGAAACCGGCATAACCGACCAAGAAGTGTACGTATTTGTCCACGTTCTTGTGCACGATTAGAGGCCGAATTCATTAACTGTTTAACAAAAGGAACCTTCGCATGGTATTGGTCAAACAATTCTGCTGCTTTTTCTTTTGATACTCCTAGTTCAGCCTGGAGTTTAGCTTTACCCATTCCATAAAACAAACCTAAGTTTATTGTCTTAGCTTGATCTCTTGGAATCTTAGCCATATCAGCTACGGTTTGATGGAAGTCTGTTGATGAATCATTTTCGTATGCGTCTATTACATCGTAAACGGTTGGAAATTTATGCAAAGAAGCGTAGTGTACAACTAGTCTTGGTTCTTGTTGTGAGTAATCAAAACATCCCCAAGTGCAATCATCTTCTGGTAAGAATAAAGACCTAATCATAGGTCCTAGATCCTTGTTCCTTGCAGGGAGTTGCTGTAAATTAGGGTTGTTATAACTAAACCTACCTGTTACCGTACCTCCAGCATCGGATCTTATTTGATTTATTTCTGCATGAATTCTACCATTATGTTCATATTTAATTATAGTATCAATAAATGTAGTATGAGCCTTGTTTATTTCTCTAGCTTTTGCTATTTGTTTAACAACAGGATGAGGATGTTCTTGTAAAAAATTTTTTGTGAAAGAAGGTGCTTGTGTTTTCTTTGTTCGTTCGTAAGGTAATTTTAATTTATCAAAAACTGTGGCTATCGATCTTGCTGCCCATATTTGAACATCTATGTTACTTTCTTTTTTTATTTGTTTCAGTAATAAGTTTTCTTGGTATTCTAGGTCTTGCTTTAATTTATGAGCATGCTCTACGTCTACTCTCACCCCTAAGAAACGCATATCAACGAGGCAAGGAAAAAGATCAGTTTCTAAATTAAATATAGATTCAACATCTTGATAAATAATTTCTTTTTTAAAAACTTGCCAAAGTTCTAGTGTAAGCTCTGCATCTTTCTCAGCGTAAGATCCCACCTCCATGGCTGGCAGCTGCCATAGATCAGCTTTAGGGTCTAGTCCTCTTGACTTTGCAGCTTCGTTTAATGCTGCCTCGGACTTACCAAAACCAAGATAGTCCCAAGACAAACTATTTAAATCATATTTAAATCTGTTTTCATCTATTAAAGATGCGGCTATCATTGTATCAACGACTAAACCATTGATTTTTAAACCTAATTTTCTAATCCAACATACGTCGTACATTGCGTTATGAAAAATTTTTGTAGCGTCTGATAGTAAAATATCTTTAAACCACTCTAGTGTTCTGTCTCTATCCATGTTGGGTCCAGAGCCATGAGCAATTGGAAAATAAAATTTCTTACCAGGCACAGCAACAGCTATACCTACGACCTCTCCTAAACCTATAACAGAACCAGATCCTCTTGTCTTTAACTCTGGATCCCTAGTCTCTAAGTCAATCGCTATCTCATCATACGATCTTAAATCTGGATATTCCTCTGGTTCTATCCACTCTGTTTGTGCCTCGAATATAGGTACTTTCATTTTTTTTGATCTTTTAATTTTAACATCTCTAGCTGACAGTAGTGAACAATTTTTTTAAGATCCTCCACCCCTCCTTTACGCTGATATCTACAAACGTATTTAATAACGTTACCTTGAAAAAACGAAAGATTATTTTTAGAGATAAACTCATACGGTTGGATAGGAAACTTGGTGTAATGGTTCCCTCCTACCTGAGTAAACTGTGGAAATGCTTCTTCAAATATATCTTTATGTGTCATAAATTATAACCGTGCCTTTCTATTTTTGCTCGCATTAAGTATAAATTATTTTTACTACGGGTTATACCTACATACCAGACTCTGTGTTCTTCATCTCTTTTTTTACTACTTTTTAACACACCTTCTCTAATTTTCCTAGCGTTATCCAACACTAATATTACATTTTCACACTCTCCTCCTTTC